GCCTCCACCGCCTCCGCCGATCAGCGTCTGCAGTTGCTGGAGGGTTACTCCATACGTCTGACCCGTAGCGACATGGTAAATCGCGGTGCTATCTGCTAGCGCGGGAGTAATGTTACCTAACTCGGGAATGGTAAGGTCGCAGCGTGGTTGACGCGCTGCTAGACCGCGAGCGGCTTGAAGAGCGAAGTCGTCAAGCTGAGATAGGTTCTTAAACCCCACTACCGCCTTCGACCTCATCGAGATTCTCATACACGCCTGGAGGGCAGAACTTGCCAGTTTGCCGTGCCGAACGTTTGAGCATGCCGCTGTAAATCCCGTTGAGCGGATTTATCGAGGCGTCCATCCCATCTTCGCCGTCGTTATGAATCGGAACGTGGACTCGTCCAGCGCCGATTTGGCCGCCGGGAAACGAGTCCATGCGATCATCTTTGCGTTCGTTCTTAGCCATTATTCCTCCACTACGCGGCGAGCGGCGTGCTGTTCTGCAACGCGGTATGCTGCTTCGCGATCATCGGTTTCAAAGATAACACGCTCACCGTTGAACCCACCTTCGAGCACGGTGTAAGGCAACTTCGTCTGCTTCTCCGGGCGAACTCGCCCGACGAGATTTGAGCGGGCGGGGGTCCCGTGCTGAGCTTTAGCCATCGTATACCCCGCCCGAACTTTACGCCTTAGCGGCTACCTTGTCGTGACGACGTTCGGACGCCACCGCGCCGGCTACTGCTCCGCTGAACTCTCCCTTAAGCTCAGCTAGCGCCAAACGCATCTCGCGGACCTCACGATCGTGCTTCTCGCGTTCCATGTCGAGTTGGGCCTTGAATTCAGCCTCGATTTCCGCTGCAGATTTCCTGGTTCCGAAGTTGTCTTTCTCTGGATCAAACTCACCGAGTTTGTAGATTTCGTATATGCGAATCGGATCCGGATGATGACCTTCGAGATCAACCTTTTGAATCGAAACGTCCGGAGCTCGGTTGTGACCACTCTTCTCCATGTTTGGATTCAAGCCGCGTCCGTTACCGCGAGGCCAATCGTACCGCATGACAAAGCGCGTGATTTCGAGGGATATAAAGTCACGGAGTTTCTCGCGCTTGGGGCCATCCGGCATTTCGAGATAGTCTAGGTGAAGATCGAACGGCCCGAACCACGCCCGCGTACGACCTATCGGCTGCTCAAGCGTCTTGCCTGGATGCAGAAGCAGGATCGTCTCACGCTGCCGCCAGCCGCCGCACCATTTCAACGGAACGGTCCTGGGCCAATCTTCGGCCAGCGTTATCCGACAAGTGACTTCCGGTGCGGTCTGAACCTCTTCCGCTCGTTTGAATTGTCGTTGCTGGTCAATCTCGTCGAGGATGGTTGACATTCGTTCGTAATCTCCCTGGCTTTAGTACATACCGTAGATGAGCGCCGGGACTTTTCCCTTGTATCCGGTTCCGCCGCTGAAGGTCGCAGGGGATGAGATCGTTCCAGAGCTACCGCCGGCCTGCGTATACGTCGAAGTAGCCGTCAGGCTGTTGGCGACCATGCCCGAAATGTAGGTGTAGAAGCGCCACTGCTCAAGCGCGACACCAGCAGCGTTCGTCGATCCACCCGTAACGAGGAACGGGTTGGCGACATTGTTTACCGTAATGGTGATGACACCAGCCGCGTTCGCTGCGGTGAAGTACGGGTAAGGCGTACCCAGCGCGTGAACCGTTGTCACTGCAAAGTACGGGTTGGCGTTCAGAGATGCCACTACGGCGGCGGCTGCGGTGGTCGCCGAAGCGGCGGTCGTTGCGTTAAGTGTCGTGCTTACGGTGAATGTCTGAGCTGTTCCCGGCTGAAGGTCCGTGTATGGGATTTGAAACGTTATGGCAATGACGTCGCCCGATTGCCATGCAGAACCCGCGATGGTAAACACCGCCGTTGCCTGAGCGAGCGCGGCTTGCGTTAGCGATGAACCGATGCCGGAAGCGGGAAGATTCGTAATGCCTATGATGGTCGGAAGCGCCGAAGCCTTCGCGACACCCTGAGCGTAGCCAGCGGTGTTCGCCGAACTCGTGAGCGGGATACCGTCGGTGAGTGTGGTGCCCGCCGATTGATCGACCCACACGTACGCGATTCCCTTGACTTGCAGAGGCAGGTATACCGTACCGCGCAAGTTGAGTTGCGAAGCAACGGAAATGTAGGATGAGTTCAATAGCCCCTGGTTATCAAATCCGTTCCACGGCGCTTGAACGACGCCAGCAAACTTGCTTTCGTTTGCGGCTGCCGCCGTCGGCTGAACCGTTTGGAAGTCCGGCAAAATCTGAGAGTCTACCGCAGAGATTTTGCAGAGGATGCTGGGAATGTACGTGTTAACCGCGTTAGTCACGCGGTAAGATTGCCGACCACTTCCGCCCAGGTTGGGCAGGTTGTTCGTGGTGAGATCGGCGATGTTTGACCAATTAGGCATTGCGTGTTCTCCCCGCCGTACGTCGAAGCGTACGGCTAACTGTGAGGTGTATTATTTCTCTTTTCCGCCGATGTTCTTCATGCGGAGGCGTTCCTGTTTTTCCGGATAGCCACGCTCGAAACTATGCTCGGCGAACGTAGACTTCGCGGCGCTGATGATCTTGCCGTCGAGTTCAACGCTCTCGGCCGGGCATCCGTCCGCGGCGTGCTTGTTCTCTTTAGTTGCCATGATTTTAAAAAGTCTCCCTGTTAGGCGTTGCTTATTGATTGATATTGGCCGCATGAACTAGGCTTGCGGACCACGTAGTTGCCCATCGCGAGAACCTGACCAACTTCGATCGGCTGGTTATGCGGCCGCATGAATCCGGTGAAGATGAACTCTTGCTGCTTGTGCAAGAAGAGTTGCGTGTGGTCAAGGTTTATGAACCACATGGTCCCGGCAGGAACGCCGGCGTCCATCACAAGCGCTGCGCCTTGGAAGGCGAGGTTGTTAAAGCCGAGGTTGCCAACCGAATCGTCGGTGAAGAGTTCTTGCGGAGTGAGCAGCGCCCAATATGAGGCGTAGCCAGTTTTTGTCGTGACGATGAGCTGGATCCGCTCTTCGTCGGTTTGGCACTGCGTAAACAGCGTCATCATCGAGGCGGTCGAAAGAGCCGTCGCCGTTCCTGGGTTGACAATCTGCCCCTGCCACCACGGGTTCGCGATGCGGTCGATGCCGTTATAGACCTGGAAGCCGGCCGCGTTATTGATCGCGGCGGCTAAGCCGTCCCAATCCTTACCACCGTTGCCGTTGCCGTTTCCGAACGCCATCCTACCGACGGTATCGAAGCAGGCCATGAAGGCCGACTCCGTTTTGGCCGCAACGAAATCCAAGCCGCTTTCCTTATCGACGCACCGCAACTTGTCGGTTTCGACGATATTGACCGACCCATACGCAGCGCACCAGCGCGACTCGACGTTCGTGAACTCTTCCTGAGCGTCCGTGTTGAAAATGTCCGCTCCGAAGTACGAACCCGTCGCCTCGTTCGGCTGAGCCAAGATCGGCTGCGTCACGATGGAACCGCCGTTGATGCGCTTCACGCGCCCCGCGGAGTTCAAGATACCGAGTAACGCCCTCGATTGATAGCGTTGGTCGATAACGTTGGGCCGCACGTATCGGTTGGCGAAGGTATTGACTTCGTTCGTGCTGTTATACGGGATGCCGTTCACGAGTTATTCTCCTACTTTGTGTAGCCTTGATCGGCTAGGAAAGCTGCTGCCGCTCCGTCAAGCGGACCGCGGTATTCCTTGAGTACCGGCGGCCTAGACGAAACGGGCGGTGCTGGTTTAGTAGTTGGCAAAATTGCTGAGGTTGCCGGTGGTTCTCCAAGAGCCCGAGGCGCTGGCGTAGCGGCGGCAGAGGCGTGGGCCATAACGCGCCGCTCCTGTGCGGACTTCATAATTTCCAGGAAATGCCGCTGCTGAGCGATCGCTTCCATGTATCCGCGGCGCTGAAGCGGAGGGATATTCTTAGCCTCGTCCTCGTTGTACATGGCCGTCGCAACGGCTTGAACCGCTTCCCACGCCTTCCGATCTTGCCGTAAAAACGGCCAATCGTTGAGGATGCTTGTTACCTCACGCTCGGCACGCTGCTGCAGAAGAGAGTTCTCAAGCAGCTCTTGATTGGCGGCAAGTTTGTCGTAACGCGGGTCCGTCGGAGCCTGCGCCGATGGCGATGGGCCAACCGTTCCAAAAGTCGCGCGTTGGTCGGGGGGAAGCTGTTTAAAATCGTTGATGAGTTGCGTGACGTAGTTGATCGTCGCGGGATCCATCGCCGCAACTTCGTCGAGGAGCGGACCGCGCGCCGGGTTCTCACGAAGAGCATTCGTGAACGGCTCGATAAAACGTGTAATCGCCGTTTTAACGTCCGGAGCGCCAATGCTCTTGAGCATTTGGTCCCGCTCAGTGGCGGCGGCCCGAGCCGATTGAAGCTCTTGCTGAAGCGTTGCCCGCTCTTGTAGCCCGGTGACAATATCGGAGCGCGTCCACTCTTGCTCGCCGTCGAGCAGCTTGATTGGTTCACGCGGGTCGTACTCGTCACGCGCGACCGGAGCCGCTACTGTCGGAGCGGCAGTTGGTGCCTCCGCCGAAACGGGCGGCTTGGCTGGGTCAAACGGCAGGTCACCAGAGCCACCTGCGGTATCGGGCGGCGTTGTCGGATCTTCGATCGCGCCTTGTACGGGGGCGTCTGCTGGAGGAGCATCCGACGGCGGCGGAGCCGCAGCGTCAGGAACGACGGGTTCGGCAGGGGGAGTGTCGGGCTTTGAAGCGGGAGCAGGCGGAGTTACCGCGCTCACCGGTTCGCCGGCTAAATCCATCGCAGGCGTATCCTCGTCCGGGATACCGCCGCGATTCTCTCGGATGAACTTCGCCGCTAAATTGGGCGGTTCGGGCGGAGGCGTATACTCCTTGCCGCCACCGATGAGAGGGCGCTGATTCGCGCCGACCTTGCTTTTAAACTTTCTCGACATACTCTCTTTCAGACACCGGAAAAGGCCGAGTTGCCCCGGCCTTTAAGCCGAGGCGATCTTAACGCTTTTTGGCGCGGTAAGACTTGCGCTTTTTGACGCGAGAAGTCTTGCGGCGGTGATGCCGGGGAGCCTTCTTCATGCCCGCTTCGTGCAGGCCAATGTGGGACTTTCTCTTGCCCTTGCTTCGGGCGACCCGATGACTCGATTTCTTCGCGTGCGATTTGCGAACTGCCATGTGCTCCTCCTTTCCCGAAAGATTTCCGCAAGGAAGCATGGCAGGACCACGCGCTTAGTTACCTGGCAAAAGTTGAGGGAGCCCTACATAAGTCCCGCTGAACCCGAGTCAAGCTCAGGGCTCGCGTCGAGTTGCGCGGCACCAGGAACGCCCGGCTCACCTAACGGCGGACCAGGGTTTTCGTTCGGCTTAGGCTTCGTTGCATTCTTGATCTGCCCGATGAATGCGTTGATTTCCTGAAAAAGCTCTGGCGCGTAACCTTGCAAGTCGCGCAACGCCGCGATCGCCTCGCCGCCCACCGTCGTCTTGGTGCGGGTTGGGCTTCCGGTCGGCATTGCCCCCATACCCGTCGGAGGTGGCGGGAGCTGCTTGCTGGGTATCGGCCCGAGGCCAGGACTCGCCGGGTTCGGTGCCGATTTTACGGCGTCGGCCACGCCTCCCAAATACGACATTTTCTAAATCTTATCACGGCTCGGGCTACAGTTTGGACACCGACGGTCGCAACCGACATCTGCGCCACAGTATGGGCATTTTGAGCCGATGATTTTCACGGTGATGTCCTCCCTGTTTGTAGATATTGCATCATCTGATCGAACATTTTTAGCTGCTCGGGGGTGTAGTAGCTTGTCGGCCATTTCTTTGTTCCGCCAAAGACGTATCCGCCGAATAGCTGGGTCAGCCCGGATTGCTCGTACCATTGCTGATACGGACGCTTCTCGCCATTGTATTGAACGTGATGCTGGTACTGCCTCTGTAATATAGCTTGCTGCTGTGGGGTAAGCGATTGCTCAAAATCGCTGTAATACTTTTTGATCGTCGGGTCCGTGAATCGCATCATGTGAACAACGGCGTCCCCGAGAATGTTAACTGGTTGCGTATCCGGCTTATAGACCTGGATGCCGTATTGGTTCATCGGAAACTGTGATGGACGCGGCTCTCCGGGTCCACCACCTTCGCCCGGAGGGAATGTTTCAAGATAAGGTACATCCGGGCCGGACCTTGGTGTGTAAAGATAGTGGAGATTTGGATTGTTGAGTATCGGAAACTGCTGTCTTGCTTGAGCCCAAATATCAGGCGGTTGCGATTCGGTCGGAGTCGCCGCAGGCGAAGCGGTTGCGGCTGGAACCGGGCCAAGCCTAGAAGCTGGAGGCTGTCCTATAGTGGGCGCCAATGCCGCCGCGATTTGGTTTAGATAACTCACGGTGTCGCAGAAGGTCCGCGCTTAGACTGAGGGAGAGAACGCGATGGCGACTTTGGCGTGGTCTTACTAGCGGACTTTAGGGCTGCTAGTTTCGCAGCGTCCTGTTCCTGCTGTTTCATCAAGCGCGGCAATTCTGTTTTCCAGCCGGGCAGACGCTCATGGCGATGCCACCAAACTTTATCAACGAGTCCCTCTTTAAAAAACGAGATCCATTTTGCCGCTACGGCGGCTGGCGACGTTGAGAGCGAACTGATCGGCACAACCTTGAACTCGATTTGCCCTTGAATGTCAAGATTGGTGTACTTCTTAAACTGCACCGATACTTCGGACGCAGGAGCAACAACGTCGAAGTCAAGGTCGTCCGCTCCGATGCGAAGCGGCCTGTCGCCGTTGTCGAACTGCTGCATCTGCTGAACGGTGATTTTTCCGAAGCGCGTAAGCCCAGACTCGAAGTTTCGCACCTTCCCCCGAATCATTGCCGAGCCGGATTCTTGCAGCGCATCCATCGTAGCAAAGGCCGTGTTCGCCGCCGGGAGTTGTCCTTGCACCGCTTCGTTCACGCCGCTCATTTCCGAGATGGCTGCAGACAGGAGTTTATACAACTCGAAGAACTCAGGCGGAACGTTACCCTTTTCAAGCATCTTAATATCCGTAACGTTCTCGGCTGGGATAACCGTACCCATACGGTTTTCAACCGAGCGAGGATCGACGCCCCCGCGCCTGACGACCCACGACGGATTACTTGTCTTTTCAAGAATTTCATAAACGTGGCTGGCGATTCTCATAATGGCAACGGCGCATGACTGCAGTTGCAATGGCTCTCCCTGCCCGTAGATTCCGCCAACGTCTTTGTCTTTCCAGACAGCAAACGGGAACCCGTCGTTCTGATACGGGTTGGGTATATCGCGTAGCAAGACATTCCCGGCCGCGATCTGAACAAGACGGCCATTAGGGAACTTTAAGCGAGTACGCTTCACCATGACCGGAACCATCTTGGGTTCACGAACGAGCGCTGTAATTTGCGTCCCGTCTATTTCGCTGGTAATCGTCTTGGAACCGACCACTTTCATCTGAGCGATGCCATCTACTATTTCTGGCTCAAATACAAGACGACCATCTCTGCCGACTTCTTGTAGTTCGTACTCTTCTCGCGTTTGATCTGTGAACCAAAACTCGGCCATTTCAACCGTATCGGTGTCATCTTCATAGTCCGTAGCTTGTCCCCGAAGCTGCGGCATAATGATTTGCTGTTTAGTTTTCATCGCCGACAGAACGACGGGCTGAGTCTGCTGCCCGCGTCGGATGTTGTCTGAAGGGTATCCGTCCTCGCCGCGAGGGATCATTCCCCCACCGCGAAGGTTGTCAATGACATGCGCCTTATCGGGGAAGTTTCTCCGAATCCATCCCATCGTGATTTTCTCGATATGGATGATAAACTCGGCATCTTCGATACAGGTCGCAGTATCGTTTAACCAAATGCGTTCAGGAGGGATGACTTCAACGTTATGTTTACCGCGTCCGCCATTGGCGTACGAATCGTACGTTTTCTTTATGAACGCATAACCAAAGACGAGCCCGTAAAGAATCCACAAGGCGACCTTGGCTTGCATATCCTCGTCGTCCCAAAAGCGGTCAACGAGGCGGCGCAGTAGGTCGGCGGCATCTTCGGATCCTGGAACCTCCGGTTCGATCGCAAAGCGCGGCTTTTGGTCCGTCATTATCGCCGCGATGAACTCTACGACGGCGCGAATCTTGTTAGGCGTTATGCGGGCACGAGAGGGATTATTAACGCGACGGTCAGGCCACTCTCCGTTAAAGAGAGCCCAGGCTCGATCGTAGGTTTCGTAAGGCTTGCGGGATGTTTGAGCCGCTGAAAGCATCTTCCGGCAATACCGTAGGATTTTATACTTTTCGTAATCCTCTGCGGTTAGTTCGGACTGATCATCGCGCTCGGGAATGTGGTGTCCCTGTTTGGCCGCTTCGCGCTTGCGCGCGTCCCAATCGGATTTCCGGACGCCGTTCTGCGTTGAGGTGACTGCCACGGGCTAGAGCCCTGGGGAAATCGGTTGGCCTGTACCGAGCCCTGGTACCGGAGCCTGGGGAAGATTCGGCAGTAACGGCGGGCCAGTCGGCATCGGAGTAGGAGCCTTAGGAGCAGAATGACTTGCCAATTTTTGATGCAGCATTTGCCGATGCTCGGGTGACAACTCGTTTAAGAACGAGCGCCACGCATGGTCCCCTGGTTGAACGAATGGCATCCATGAAGGGTCAGCAGCCACGTCGTATGGCGGTGGCTCGGTGCTAGGAACCGGGGGAGGCGTTGAAAGCGAGCCCGGTCCCGGCGGGGGGGTGGGCGTTCCAAGGCTGGGATTTCCCAGCGCGGCCGCTCGTTGCAAGTAGGCCATGCGCTACGGACCCGTAACCGTCTGGAAAAGCCGGGCGACTAAATACGGCGCGCTTGCTGTCGCAGCAGCCGCGGCAGTCGCTTCCGCCGTTGCCTTCGGAAGATACGTCGCTACTGAAGCCGCCTGGATAATCCAGGAGTCCGGACCAGTCCCGCCTTCACCAGAAAGCGTTGCCGTCGGTCCAAAGAACTCCTCAATAACGTTGGCTGTCACATAAGGAGCCGAGGATGCGCCGGCAGAGGCCGTGATCGCAGCGTCACGCGCTGCCGTATAGGTTCCATACGTGGTGAACCCACTGGCGGCTGCTGCGATGAACTGTCTATCCTGGGCAAGTAACGCGACCGTTGCCATGTTATTTTCCTCCTACCGCTCGCTTTGTCGTTTCTTGAGGCGTCATATTCGCCCTCTTTGCCATCTCTCGCAGCTTGCGCGTGCTGCCGATCTCGGAGTTTGCGACGGGACGCTTGCGTTTGATTGTACGCTGACCATACGCATTGCGCGGTCCCCACTCCTCAACGACCCCCGGAAGCGCCATATTGAAACCCGCCGTTCCCTGCCGAACTCGATCCGGATGGGTTGAGTCCTCGGGGCCCGCGTCAATGCTGAAGTTGAGGCACTTGGCGGCAAACGGATTTCGCGCATTGGAGCACCCGAAGCAGCGCGGAGACTTGGCCTGCGGGTAGTCCTTGGTTCCTTCGCCACACTCGACGCAAATACGATCGACGAAGCCTTCGGCTTCAACGGTGTACACGACCCAATGGTGCCGAGCCTCACTGTGCCAACCAACCCTACAAGTTGAGGGAGATTACAGAACATAGAAAAGGTCGTCTGCGTCCTCTTCTTCCTCGCCATAGTCATACGGCGAGGGCTCCTGAGGCTCGAACGGGTCGAATGGCTCACGCGAACCATCGGACGGAACCGGAACATCCAGGTCAATCGTTCGCGGTTCCCACTCAGCCCCGAGCAGCGCACCCTCAAGCTTCGCGACGGCGCACGCGATGTAGAAGCTAGAAACGAGATCGTCGTGCCGGTTGACGCCGCCGTATTGTTCGTCTATCCGGCTCAGTTGCCGGAACGAACTCATTTCCATGACGAGCTCCTCGGAGTAGATATTGACCGTATCCGTTTCAACCGCGCGAACCATTGTGTTGACGGCAAACGGGACCGTCTTGAGATTGGACTCCCACCCAATATGCTTACTTGTTGGAGTTCCACTCGTGCCTGGTATGCGATAGTGCCAGAGGCTGTAAAGCTGATTGTGGTCGATACTCGTGCAGGTCGCCGTTCCAGGCCCGGTCCATTCGGGGGCGAGGATCACGTACCCGGAGGACCCGACCATGTTCTTGCAGCCCCATGCGAGCGCAGCGAGCACTTCTCCAAACGCAATGGTATTGAGCTTGCCGCGCCACGTCATTATCAACTCATCGCGCCCAAAGTCGCTCGTCGCTAAGACGCACGCCGTCGAATAGTCGCCGTCTGGAGAAAGCGGGTTGCCTGCTCCAACATCGGCTCCTATGACCAACCGTTCACCCGAATTGGGCCAGCGCCATACCTGTAGGCATGACGCGGTTTTCTCGGCGTCATGCGGAGCGAACCCATCGGCCCGAGCCTCCTCAATCGAACGGAACTTGGGGCGGCGCACAGCATCGTTGGTCGCAATGTATCGGTTCTGAGAATCGCTATCTCCCCAATACACATCACCGCGCCACCTCGGTTCTGTCGTGCGACACGAGAGCCTGGTTAAAGCCGGAATGGAAAAGACGCTCTCTCCAGATGAAAGGAACGCCTCAACAAGCGTGCCAGGGTATTCTTGAAGGAACAACTCCGGTCGTTTGTTATACGGCGGCTCATTGTGCTTTGAGACGTACCAGTGCATTTGTTCGAGCGTTACGTGTGGAAACTGTTTGATCACGTCCCGCTCTTCAGATTTTAGGTTCCGTTCAAACTCGCGGCGAGCGCCATCGTCAGCGAATGGGATCCTGAACGAGTTGACCATCTCATGCCACGGGACAAAGACCAGTTTCATTTGTCCGTAGCGTGTATGGGTGCTCAGACTAGCATCGAGAGCTTGCTCGTAAAACCATTCGCCTTTTCCTGATTGGCCGGCCGCGGTAGATTCGATATAGACCGCCGTGTGCGCGCTCTCTCCCAGCGTCGGCATGAGCGATCGAAACGCCTCTTCTGCATCATCAAAGCGCGAGGCTTCCGAGAAATGGATGTTCTGAAAGTCGAACGAAAGATAGGCGTCATAGCTCTTCGCTGAGCAAATATACACGTTTGAAAGGAGCGGCTCGTCAAACTCCATCTTGTCGGCAGACGGAGTATTATTGTATTTTGCTAGTAGTTTCGGACGAACTTCAAACTTGTGTGGCTTACCTCCGCTTGTATGTATCACATGCTCAGGAAGGTTCTTCCAGAACCTCGTGCACATGTTGAGGACGTTTTCTGACGGCTTCAGTAAGTGCGTAACGATCAGGGAGTTTGTAAGCGGATTGGTTATCGTGTCGTGAAAGAGCAGCGACTCGACGCCAGTGGACAGTCCTACGCGGCGCGCCTTGACGACAATAATGCGAACCGGCATACGGCGCTCGCGGAAGTATTGATGCGCTGCGTACAATCGCATTTGAGCTTCATTGAAAAGAAGTGGTGCAAGCGCGCGTTGACCGTAAGCTTTAATCTTAAATGTGTTTTCAATCGCGAAGCGAGGCTCACTGCGGAACCGATGGAGTTTAGCTAGGAGGTTATCCTCTCTAGTCTCCTTCAAACTCGGCACAGGCTGCTTCTCCGCAAGCCGCTAAAGCTGTCAGCAATACCGAATCGGGATTGTGGCCTTCAATCTCTTTCACGATCCGCTCCATGACTTTAGCGAACGCCAAACGGCCGCGGGCATTGCAAATGTCGGGCGTGACGTTCTCAGGTCCAGTCATTCGTGTTCCTTTTTGACAACTGGAGGTACAAACTCGTTTGGATCAAGGTATCCCAATGCGTTCGCTATTGATACCAAGTGGGGCAGGTTTAAGGCTCCGAAGATTTGCCGCAAGTCAGCCAGAGAACGATAGACGGTAAACTTTGTATAGCCTGTCATTTCCACGATGGTATCGGCTGAGAACCCCATCGCGCACAGTCTCAGAATCCTTCCCATTTCTCGGTGTATCCGTAGGTCCGGAGCCGAACCTCGAAAGTGGTAGCAATCACAGTGACCGCAGAGATATACTTGGACCGGCGGGAATCGGCGTTTAATCAACTCGCGCTGAACGTGCTGGGCGCTTGATTCATCTGAAAATGCCGCCGCCGTGCAAATCATCCCTCTTCAGCCACCTCGAAGATTCGTTCGGGTTCACCTGGCTCATGTGTTAAGAACTCCTCGGACGTCAACTCGGCCACCCCGCCAAGCATATCTTTCGTCGCGCCCTTTTGGCCTAAGAGGAATAGGTTCTTTACGCTTGCATCCACGACCGTTACTGGCTTCTCTTTATTCAGGCCACCTAAGCGCGCGAGCGCTTGAATCGCTCCAAGCGCCATCTTTCTATCGTCGCTAAACGCAATGGTATTGAGTTGCTGAACGTAGCTTCCGACGTTCGGTTCAATTTCCGTCTCAACGATCTTTGATAGGATCGCTTGAACTCCAGGGGTCCCAAAGATGCGTTCTCCCAGGGCCTTCGTTTCTTTGGTTATGTGCTTGTTAATATCGCGCTCAACTTTGAAACCGAGGCGCTTCAAAGCAAACTCGTAATTTTGGCGTTCGTATATCAGCGCTGCTGCTGCGGTTTGGTCGCGAACCTCTTGGGGAGAAAACGTTCCGAAGGCATCTTCGTTCTGAGTACCGTCGATTCCAAGCGCACCGCGCAATCGAGCGATCTCTTCTTTTAGCCTGTTTTCCTTTTCAATCCAGTCCCGGAGAGAGAATTTACTCACTGCCAATCGCTCGGAACGTAGAATGAATCGCCAGGAACGCTTGGCTCTTGTTCTTCGTCGGCGTGTTGGCGTTCGTTATCCTCAACCCGGAAGGGCTTGCCGTTCAATTTGCGTTCTGCCATTACGGCCTCCATAAGGTCGGCATCGGCCGATTCTCCGTAAACCTCGCGAGCGGCGCGCATTTCCTCGACGGCTTCTCTGGCTTGCGCTACCGTCTCTCGGCGCTCAACCGCTTCATCCGTTCGCTCGCGTAACTCGCCCAGGGTGCTCAGTGCGTCGGCGGCCTTGCGAACAAAAACCGTGAGCAAGATTAGCGCCGCAACCAGGACGATGCTGAAACAGGCAAGAGCCGCAGCGACGGCCAGAACGTCCCAACCGCTCATTGAAGCGTCTCCGTTCCGTCCCTTGCCAAAGATTCCTCGCTACGCCGGCGGAGGCCAGGTTGGCGGAGGAAAACCGGGGGCCGGATTGCTTCCGGGCCTTCGGCAGAGTTCTTCGGGGATATTGGTCGCGTGGTAAACGAAGCTGGTCTTGCAGGTGTATAGTGGCTCGCCCTCTGGCGTGAAGGCTCCGTCGAGGCGCGTTACTTCAGTGACAATCGTCTTTACACGTACCACCGAACCGTCGGAGCACAGATACTCACTCCACGGCTCCTGCCCGGTTTGCAGCGTCAACGGAGTGCCTTCCATCCATTGCCCGTTGAACAGGACGCGGCGCTTGCGCTGCGATTCGCTCACGCTTCATCGCCTCCGCCAAGGGGCTCGTCATCGTCCTCTTCCTCGTCGTCAGGAATCTCGCACTCTTTCCCGCGATTCGCCATAATTTCAAAGCCTTGCGACAAGAACGCCGTCGAGAAGGCGATCGTCGTTTCGACCATCTCCATGTATCCCGCAGCCTTTGGCTCCAGCTTCTCTTTCTGAGATTCGGTGTAGCCGGTAAGGATATTGGAAGCCAATTGCGCGCGCTGAATAAGCGTTGTATCAGTCTTGTCGATGGCCTGCATGCGGATCTGCTCAAGCTCTTTAGCCGCTTTGAGCACGGCCTCCGACGGCATCTTCGCGTACCCTTCTGCGCGCAAACGTTTGAGCGCGCGCTTCTCGGCCTGTTGTTCGGTAGAGAGCGTTGTGGTTGCCATGTATTCCTTTCTCGTTAACGACGTTTTGTTGGGCGCTTACCGCCAAGGCCGCGTGCATCGAGTTCGGCGCGCACCGCCTGGCGCATCATGTCGATCAGGTTTGCCGCCGCATTTCCAGAGAACGCATAGACGAGTACGACTGGAAAGACGTCAGGGGTTGTCTCGCCTTCCTCAAGGATGATTGCTTCCCACTTTTGCCCCTTGCCGATGATCGGAGGACCTGCTTCGGCCATGCGAAAGCTTGCGGGCTTCGCGGCCCTGGGTAATGCGTTTGCGCTCATTTTCGTACTCAATCCATACCTCCGGATGACGGCTTAGAAAGCGGGGAACCGTGTGGTCACGTGGAGGCCGCGGTGGTTGTGCCATGCGCGATTTGCTATATCCGTTATTGCGCGTGCTGATACGAACTTTTTTCTCGGCCGCGCGTTTCTTCTTCTCGGCCTTCTTGGCGTTTATGCCTTTCATCGCATCGAGATCGGTATCAGCTCAGGATGGTCTTTAATAAACGCAAAGACGTTGCCGGGATCCTGGGCCTCCGTGAGCGAGGTTTCTAGGCTCAGCTTTGCGTTGGCGCGCTCCTTATCGGTTTTCGGAGGCGCGTATTCGTAGAACGCGCGCAGAGCGTTGGCAAGCACTTGTTGGCTCAGCATCGTGCGCGCAATCAAAAACTGTAGCTGACGGTGCGCGCGCTCGTCCCCGACCGGGTGCATACCCTCGATCATTGTCTCACCACCGTAAGCGCGCACCTAGAACACGCCAGATTTGTAATCTTGCCGCCAGGGGTTTCATAGCACTCCATCCACAGATGCCCGTGAAACATGCAAGTCACCGAACGACAGAGCATCTCCAGGGGAGACAGTTTTGGAACTCTCAATTCTGGATCGACGACGAACTTCATTGTGGAACCGCCTCTCGAACGTGGATGTGTAAATCTTTGAACTGCGCGTTGAACTTGGCGATTTGAGCGCTGTAGTGGTGCAGCACGCCGACGGCTTCATCGAACTCCTTGAACTTCAGCGCACGTTCAGGAACGAGATCATGGTAGAGCCGATGCGCCTCACGGTACTTCTCAATGAGTTCGGAGCGTAAGCGGTCGGCAGGTTTCACGGTCCCTGTTGTCCGGCCTTGAAGATGATTTGGTCAATGTCGGCATCGGTGATGACCGACTTCTGCAGCAGCTTTGCCAGCAGCATCGTGAGCGCCCAGCCTGCCGCTACGCCGCCCGGTTTTATCTCCAGCGCCGCGTGGTCAATCCGGTCTCCGACAATGGCGAACGCCTCGGCAAATGTCACGCTAGGGGCCTCGGCGGGTGAATGAATCCAAGCTGGACGAGGTGGTTCTTGCTTCCGCAACGTGGGCAATCCCAAACAATGTTCTCGCTTGTCGGAGTACGATCAACGCGATACTTCTCGATATGCCCAAAGATTCGGCACAATAGCTTTCTCACCGCGGTTTCTCCATCGCTCGGATGCGGACGCGCCGGGCTTCAGCCAAGGTCGCCGCGCGAATGAACGCGGTCGGAAGCATCGGCGGCTCCGACAGGAGCGCGGCCTCTGAGATCAGGGTCAACTCGGGTTCGGTCCACCGGATCCCGATAGGCTTCTTGCGCCGCTCACCATCCACTCGGACTAACGTACTACGCGCGTAGCGCGCTGTCAACCGTTACCGAGCGGGAGCGGCGTGATGCGCCGTTCTGGATTCCTGCGGTTGAATTGGCCTATATCGGCGCAGGCATCGAAGGCGTCATTAATGCAGGTTTGTCTTACCTCGGGGATCGGCGCGCCAGCAAAGCGCCGAAGCTCGGTCAGCGTGCTTGCCAGCCTCACCGTCAACTCGCGGCGGTCGCGTTCGATGTTCATTCCCCGCGAAACACCACGACCATGATGAAAATGAAAAACACCGCCGCTGCAATCACTCCAACGACTTGATCGACGCTCACAGGTTCGTAATCACCTCGCCGGCTGAGAGGGGGCGGTGCAGCGCCATGAACGGCCAAACCGCCCAAATCCACCCATCCCGAACCAGATACAACGTCCAGCTATGCCGCCAAAACACCAGCCACTTCGCCCCGAACACCCGCACGCACGCCCAGGCGATCAGCAGCCCCAGCCACCAGAACAGCACCCACGGCCTGCTTATAAACGCCGGTTTCATTCAACGAGTTTCCCTTGGGCTCTTAAGCTCGCAAGGAGTTTCGCTTTAATTTCGCCAGGCGTGATAATTACTTTGGCCGGACGGTAAAGTCTCGGGACTCCAGGTCCGTAAAATCGGCTGTTGATTGGCCTGTGCCCGCCGTACCCTTTGCGATAGCGCCGCGCCTGGCTTGTCTCGCGGTTCTTTTTCGTGGCAAACGAATGCTTCGTTCGGTCAGGCATCACGCTCATTCTGCGACAAAAATCACGGTAGCGCAAGCGTTTCCATTTTCAAAAAATTTCCTCACGCCCACTCGCGCAGAGTTACCTCAAACGACTCTAACGGCGAAGCAACCAACCGCCGCCCTCCAACCAGTTTTTTTTGAAAAGCCCCCGAAGCCTCAAATCAGTCAGCCGCGCGCGTGCCGGCGGATTGGGCCACTGTGCCAAAAACCTGGCACTCCTCGCCTGAGGGCGGGGTGGGTGGCCTGGGAGGGTGAGTCTTTTTCGCTCCGTCCTGGGATGCCTTCGCGCTGTCGCCTCGAGGTTGGGTTGACCATCGCTCGGCTCGGCTTCGCCGTGCTCGAGCTCTCGGTTGACTGAGCGCCGGGCTCCAGCCCGTCGCGTTGAGCTTCGCCCTATCGGCTACTGGTGAACCTCATCCAGCCTGCGGCTGTCTCAGCTCTCCGAGCTTCGAGAATGAATTGGTTTAACCGCCCCCTATAATCCCCCGTTGACCCTGTGACGGCGTTGAGCTCGCAGGACGTTCTTGCGTCCGAGCGGGAGCCGTTGTGCGATCGCTGCTTACCCCGGCGCGATGCGGCTGCTTGAAAGCTCGCTCGAGTTACGCGCTAGGCAAAGACCTCGCAGGTTGGGCAGAAGCTCGCGTAGCTGCCGGATTCATCCTTCTCGAGCCTGGTTGCCTGGCCGCATACGTGCACAAGCACGGCGATCCCAAGCGTCTTGACCTTACCCTTCGCCTCGAGCTTAGCTCGCCGGCGCGCAGATGCCGCGTCACGGGCGATAACCCGCTCCGCGTAGCTCTGCTTGAGCCACTTTGGAAGCCGGCGCTTCGTGGGAAAGATAAGCGGGCAGCCGGTGCCGCCCTTGTTGCCTCGTGACATGATCTTTTCTCCCATCGTACGGTCACGACACCAGATTACCACGCTCGTCAAGGGGGCAAAATAAAGGCACCCCCGGAGAAAAGCTCAGGGGTGCCCGCCAACTTGTGACCGCCGGCACTAGCCAAGGTATCACGCCGTTACGCTACAGTCAAGGGCGATAACCCTGAAACGAGCGACGGAATAAGGCCGTAGGAGT